NTACCTGTCGTATATGTACCAATATCTATAGCCTTAACTACCATACTGTCTCCAAAGTCTATTCCTATATCAAAGGCTGTACCTGTAAGTATAACAGTATTGAAGAAGAATATTCCTACTGTAGAGCCACTAATTGCTCCACCTTCATAGGGTGCATTAAGAGCTATAGCATGGTAATTTCCTGTTAGTGCATTATCACCTTTATATGTAAGCAATAAGCCACATGTTCCATAGTTAGTTCCATCTCCTGCTACTACTGTTCCTGTTCCTCTAGTTTCAGTCCTAAGTTCTACAACTATAGATCCATAGCTTGAAGTATACTCTAAGTATTTACCTAGAAAAGTCTCTCCACCTGAGAGCCTTGAAGCTACATATATACCATGAACTACACCATCCACACTGCCTTCCGCTTGTACTTGAATCCTTCCACATCTGATATCTGCATTTCTCTCACTTCCAGCATCAAATGTATAATCTTCACTAAGCTTTAGGAAGAAATCAAATGCGTACATATGCCTTGCTGTGGTAATAGCATCAGTATAAGCTCCTGTCTCTACATAGATACCAAAGGCTGATCTATCATCACCTGAGACAGATACCGCTTCTGCTAAATCGTAATTATATACAGCTAAACAATCTTTCTCTTGTGCTATATTAACGGGATCGCAACTTAAATAGGTCTTTTCTGGACCTTTAATAGTATAGCCTCCTATCTCTGCTCCTCTACCTGCGAATATAGGACAAGGTACTCTTGATGTTGCTGCGTAAATTGCCATTATTATTTCACCTCTTTTATCATTTTATTTTACATCCATTTTAAGGATGAGCCTCCTAGCGTCAATAATAGGAGACTTAAGAGAGTAGGATTATTACTCTCTAGCTAATGATTCTACTTAAGATCAGTTAGCTTGCCTTGCGTGTTGAATCTATAGGCTCTAAGTTCTAGCATTGTCTCATACATTCCCTGGAATGTGAAATATCCTGTGTATAGAAAGTCTTTACCTGCACCTGTCTCTGCATATACAGTAGGTTTAGCTACTGCTGCTTTGAGAAAGTCTGTATCCAAGTAATAGATGCTCTCTATAGTATCGTGGTCTGGAACATGCTGAGATGTTAGAATAGGTATACCATGATAAGTAGCAACCATGAATCCTGCTTCTACACCTGGAGCGAGTCCTTTGACTCCACCAAATGTAGGCACTATTCTTGCGCTATCCATGAATCGCCTTTCAGCTTCAAGTAGCTGTTGCCATCTCATCAAGCTTTCTGTACCTGTAACCATAACCTTAGGCTGGCCACCTGCATCCCACACAGTTTGAAGCACAGTATCAATTAGAGTCAATGTAAGATCCCTATCTGTAGCATCATTATGGTTCACCTGTGCATCCCAAGTGGTAGCACTATTTAGGTTGTAGGCACTAGAATATAGATTGCTTTCTGCATCTGAAATTTCTGAGTTATTCTGGATTTCACTCTGAGAGTGGACAATCCTATCAATAGACTCTACGTTTTCAGCAGCAGCAGAGCTTTCCATTCTTAGACCTAGCTGATAGTTAATACAGAATGCGTGGTCTAGACCTGTCTGTTCCCTATATACTGGCAATAGATCAATTGCATCGTCTACTCCACTAACGAACTCAGTCATTTCACCTATATCAAATCTATGAGCCATTATCTTAGGCCATGCATACATCTGATAGAAAGTAATTGATTGAGCTGTAGGTACAGTAGATTGAGCGTCTGCATCTATACCTCCACCAGAGCTATGCGCTCTAGTAGTAATAGTTCTCCATCCTGACTTACCCCAAGGTTCTTTAGGTAGAATAGCGAATATGTTAGCTTCCTCATTTAGCCAACTCCAAGCTTTCCCACCGAATAGAGGTTCCCAGAATGTACCGCCACCATAGGTTCCAGGAGTATAGATACCTGCTTTCTTAATTGAATTATCAACTGGATAGCCATATTTAGCCATTAGTTCTTGAACTGTCATTTTTACCTAGCTCCTCTCTTACGGGCTTCATCGTTAATCTCTTTCCAGCTCATCTTAGCAATCTTCTCATATGTAAGCACTTTACTTACATCTTTAGGCACTTTGCTTCTTTTCTCTGCTTCCGTACTGAATGCTTTTTGAATCTCTTTAGCAACTGCCTCTTTAACAGCAAGTGTTAAATCCATTTCTTGTTTTTCCTCTTCTTTAGGTTCTTCCTCTTCTTTGGGTTCTTCCTCTTGCTTCTCTTCCTCTTTAGGCTCTTCTTCTGGCTTTTCCTCTTCTTCCTGTTTCTCTTCTTCCTTAGGCTCTTCCTCTTCCTTTGGTTCTTCTTCTTGTTTAGTAGTTGCATACTTCTCAAATGCATCAGCCATTCTATCGAATTTAGCACCTAGCTTAAGTGCCCATTCTGGAGCTTCTGCCTTCTCTACTTCTTTTGGTTCTTCTGCCTTAGATTCTTTATCGTTTTCTGACATTTTTCTCCCTTATTATTTATGTTATATTACTCCCTTTTAGGGAATAAGCGTGATATAGCCTTATCCATCTTCTCCCATGAAAGGCTATTTATTGTGTGATCTACTGGACATGGACAATAATTCTTATGTGTAATTCCTAGTTCTCCTCTTCCACCTACTACTCCTCTAGGTTTCTTAGGAGGCTTTTTAGGTGGTTTACCATCTTTAGGTGGTTTCTTTCTTTCCCTTTCATCCAGTTTCTCTGTTGTTTCTTGTATAGTTGCACAATAAACTGCTGGATCCCTTGCTTGCTGATTCTGTCTTTCACAGTCCTTAAAGTCTTTGTAACCTGCAAATGGTTTATTTAATGGCCTCTTCAGTAATTCTAATCCTTTATCCAGTTTATTTACGCTCTTAGCTAGCACTCCACCTAAGTTAATTGCTTTGTTCTTTTCTACATCTATCTTTCTAGATATCTTCCTAGCTATTATTCCTTCTTGACTAGCTAGCCATTTAAGAGCTTTCTTCTCTGACTTAAATGTAATTCTCTTTCCTTTCTTACCTATTATTCCTACTGCTCCACCTTTGACTTTACCCACTATAAAGTATTCATTGCCTTCCTTCTGTATCTGATACTTAGTGCCTTTCTTGTCTACTGCATCTGTATACTTAGGGAATGTTCCTTTTAATGCTAGAGCATAATTGAGGTGTTCTCCAGTAGCTATAAATATTTCCTCTTCTCCTACTGTTTTCCATACTCCCTCTTTACCGTCTACTATTACTATTTCCTTCTCTATAAATTTGATATTGATATCCTCTACTAATTCCATTCCTTTATCACTTCTTCTCTTTACTATACTAAACACTGATGGTTGATTAGCTGGTCTATCTACTACAGCTATTTCATGTAGTTCCATCTTTTCTACTCTAGTGTAGCATTTGCCTTTACATTCTGTGCTACTAGCTAGAGCTTCTCCACCTATACTGAATCCTGTTAGTTTGCCTCCTTGTATAAGTTCCCAGGTCTGCTTACCTTTCTGAATATCCTGTCTTACTTCTGCTACTATGAATAGTCCATTCTCATCTACTCCACTCTTCCACACCTGGCCTTCTGAATCTGTATATACATCTAGAATCTTAATCACAGGTATGTTACTATGCATTAGAGAGCCAAAGTAGAAATCTTTATTCTTTTTGAACTGTTCCCATGCTTCCTTGAGCACGGGTATAGGTATCAGTTCATTCTGTGTATCTATTACCTCTACAGAGGCATATCCAGCTATAATGTTTCTTTTATCATCAGTGAAGCTTTTAGCTATAGGAAATGTTAATGGAGAAGCTAGTAGAGAAAATGTAATATACACCCCATCTACTAGCATAAACCCTCTTGAACTATTGGATGCTTGTATATTTCAAGAGGGTTTATGCTAGTAGATGGGGTGTCTATTACATTTTCTCTACTAGCTTCTCCATTCAAAATTAATTGCACTCCCTCTATGTGCTATACATTAATATGATTGTTTATTGTTTTATATATGTTACCGTAACATTGTGCTAATAGTAACACTTATTAGTAATGATTATCCCTATGTATTATGTAGGTGTTTTCTTTGCCTAAGCATATTTTTGAGACTGATGAGTCTACATGGAAGAAAATTAAAATTCTAGCTATTAAACTAGATCTCAAAGTAGAAGAAGCTATTAATTACATTCTCACTAAGTATTTTAATGAGAGAGAGGAATATAAGGAGGTATTGGAAAGTGTCTAAGTCTCCTCCAGTTAAGAAAAAGGATATCGTTATGAATCTTAGATTTATACTTACTGTAGATGAACATGCTGAATTTTGGCATGTGGGTAGGAAGGTTCTTAAATTGAGAACTAAGAAAGAGATCTTAATGGAAATGATTAGAATAGCTAATGAGATATCTAAATGAATATTCTTATAGAATTACTTAAATGATATGCTAATCTTTGTGGACATAAACTAGAAATATTCAAAGTTCCTAAAGGTGATGTTATAGGAACATATGATAGTATTCCAATAATTAAGGAGAAATCTATATGAATACAGAAGAGTACTTTGGTAATGATATAGAAACCATTAATAAGCATAAATGGAATTGGAGTGCTTTCACTGATACTAAGAAGTTCCCTGTATCTAAGAATCTATTAGATTGGGTAGTAGGTCAGGATCATGCTATGAAAGAATGTTATTTATGCTTAGATGAATGGTTATATAAACTTCAACGTCTTCAACGTGATAAATGGTTTGAACCTTGGTTAAATCCTAAATCTATTAAACCTACTGATAAATCTGCTGCTCCTCCTGGACCTTATCTTCTATTATTAGGTGATCCGGGTACAGGTAAATCTCTTATGGGTAGAGCTATGGCAGAGAAGCTTTCTCAAGTATATAGGCAACATGGTATTAAGATGTTTGATATTCTTACATGGCCTAATAAAATTCTTCCTGGTAATCCTAAAATATCTGTTCATCCGGCAGGTGAAGGTAAAACTAAAATCAGAGCTGAATCTAAGAAAGGTAGAAAGAAATCATGGTTAAATAAGTGGGGAATACGACTTATAGCTGGATTTATTAGTAGTCTAGGTATTGCTATTCTTAGTTTAGGATTTTTTGGTGCATATCAACTTATGCAATCTGGATTTAATTTCACTACTGCATTATCATATAATGCTCCATTATTAGGAATTGGTAGTGCTATGACAACTGGTGGAATTATGGTTTTAATATTTTCTAAGATGCTTGGGAATATAAGTGGATTTCAACGACAAGGAATTGGTGGTGCTACAACTTCTAAGTCTCCTAAGATAATAGTTGATAACTCTATAAAGAGGGCTCCATTTATTGATGCTACGGGTCATACATCTGCTCAGTTATTTGGTTCTGTTGCTTGGGATCCATATCAAACTGGTGGTCTAGGCACTCCTGAACATCAAAGGGTTACTGCTGGCGATGTACATAGAGCTGGATTTGGTATTCTTTATATAGATGAAATTAAAAATCTTGGAGGTAAAGATGCTACTACTCTACTTACCGTATTAGAAGATGGGCAGTT